ACACTGAAGAACTACTTCAAGCAGGGTTATAGCACACGCACTATTCCATACAACGAGTTATGTGAATACTTGTCTGCTGACCTTCATGCTACACAGCAGTTGTCAGATAAACTTATATATCGCCTGAATACAGTAGAAGATTGTGGCTTGATGAATACAGTTACTCTTACAAATGAAATGGCTGTATCATTAGCTAGAATATATCAGCGTGGGTTTATGGTGGATAATGAAAAGCTAGAAGATGTTCGTAAAGAGTTTGAAGCAGAAAAGAAGGAGTTGATAGATGAATTACAAATACACGTTAGGAATCTTATGGGTGATAGCCCTATCAACCTTAATAGTCCAGAACAGTTATCTTGGGTAGTTTATGGACGCAAGGTATTAGATAAGACTGAGTGGGCTAATCGCATTGACCCTTACATGGATGATGTAGACTTTCGTTCAGCAATAAACATTGGAACAAAGCGTTTATATAAAACAGTGGCAGAGCAATGTTCAGACTGTCATGGCACTGGTTATATACGAAAAGTAAAGAAGGATGGCACACTCTTTGCAAAGCCAAGTAAGTGTAAGAACTGTGACTCTGTTGGTTTTCTGTTTAAAGAAACAGATGAATTGGCTGGATTGAAGTTTAAGCCACCTTCTGCTAAGTGGGCTAGTGCCAATGGTTTTAGCACAAGTAAGCAGAACCTTGAAACACTGGAAGGTGCTGCACGTGCAAAGGGTATGGATGATGCTGTAGACTTTCTGTCTAAAGTTCGTAGGCTATCTGCCGTTGACACATACTTATCATCATTTGTAGATGGCATAGCTACACACACTAAGTCAGATGGTAAGTTGCATGTAAGGTTACTTCAGCATAGAACGGCAACAGGCAGACTATCTGGTGCAGACCCTAATATGCAAAACATGCCAAGAGGTGGTACATTCCCTGTTAAGAAGGTGTTTGTATCAAGGTTTAAAGGTGGCAAGATACTTGAGGCTGATATGGCACAGCTAGAGTTTAGAGCCGCAGCATTTTTATCACAAGATGGAGTAGCAATTGAAGAAGTATCTACTGGATTTGATGTACACTCATATACCGCTAAAGTTATTACTGATGCTGGTCAGCCTACGAATAGACAGGATGCGAAAGCGCATACGTTTGCACCACTCTACGGGGCAACAGGCTATGGAAGGACACAAGCAGAAGCAAAATACTATACTCACTTTAATGAGAAGTATACGGGCGTTGCCGATTGGCATAGCAAGCTGGCTAAAGAAGCTATTAGTAAACAGAAGATAACAATACCATCTGGCAGGGAATATGCATTTCCAGATGTTGTTCGTAAGTCATCTGGTAGGGTATCACATTTTACTCAGATAAAAAACTACCCTGTGCAGGGATTTGCTACAGCAGATATTGTTCCACTTTGTTTGCTTCATATTGGAAAACTTCTTGACAGTATGCAGTCATGTATAGTAAATACAGTACACGACAGTATTGTTATTGATGTCCATCCTGACGAAGAAAGGAAGGTTATTGATATAATACATCAGACAAACAAAGAGTTAAGTGATTTGATTACACTTAGATGGGGTATCACATTCAATGTACCACTATTATTAGAATCAAAAATAGGAGATAATTGGCTTGACACGAAGGACATATCCTGATATAACTATGAAACTTTCAACTAAATAGGAGAAAATATTTATGACACAAATAACAACAATTGATACCAATAACTTTGACGTTATGGCTAAAGCTATGGGTATTTCGGCTGAAGCATCTAGTGGGGGCAACTCAAGCACCCTTGCTCGTATGCGCATTAGCCATGTGCCTATAATGGGTCAGACTGAGGTTAATGGTAAGATGGTCAACATGGAAGTTGTAGGTGGTGGAACATACCGCTTAGACATTCCAGATGGCTCAAGTTACTTTGCTAACTCAGTAAAGATTCGTCCTTATATGCAACGGTTTATGCTGAAGCGTTTTATTAAGGGTACGGATAAGACACCTAATCGCTTTGTGAAAACACTAATGAATAATGATTTAGATGTTGACCTGAAGGATAATGATGGTGGCTTTAACTGTGGTAAACCTGCTGGTTACATTAAAGATTTCAAAGCGTTACCAGAGAAGATGCAATCTCTGATTAAAGAAATCAAACGTGTACGTGCAGTGTTTGGCACTGTAGAACTTATCAATCCTGTCAATGATAAGGGTGAGGACATTCAATTAGAAGAGACACCTTTCATCTGGGAAATTGATAACCGTGATGCATTTAAGAGCATGGGTGATGTATTCGCCAAGCTGTTAAAGATGAAGCGTCTACCAGTGTATCACAACGTGACAGCTACTACGCAGGAGCGTAAGTTGCCAAACGGTAGTGTGTTCTACCTTCCTTCATTCTCACTTGATGTTACAAATACTATGTCTGTAACTGACACAGAACATGATATGTTTGCTAACTTCGTAGAGTGGGTAGATAATCATAACTCTTACATCAGCAATGCTTGGTCTGAAAAGGCTAACTCAAAGATGGAAGATGAAGATGTAGACATGGTTGATGACCTTGTTGACATTGAGATTGAAGAAGAAGAGGTAGCATAATGAATCATCCTGCTGAACTGGCGTTGCATCAATATCTTGAAGATGCAGTTGCTGGAAACACAACTATCTCTGCTGATACGATTGAACAAGTGGCATCCGACATCAAGGATGCCCTTCAGCGTCAGTTTGGCAGTGATGGTCGGAGTGGTGACTTTAAGTTACGTATGTCAAACATTGGTAGACCTTCTTGCCAACTGTGGTATGAAAAGAATAAACCAGAGGCTGCGATACCTTTACCTACCACATTTGTAATGAACATGATGCTTGGAGACATCGTTGAAGCTGTCTTCAAGGGATTACTAAAAGAAGCTGGTGTTAAGTATGAGGATAGCGATAGTGTTACACTGAAGCTGTCTGATGATGAGATAAAAGGCACATATGATATAGTTATGAATGGTGCTGTTGATGACATCAAGTCTGCATCAAACTGGTCATATACAAATAAGTTTCAGTCGTATGAAACACTAGCTGAAAGTGATGGGTTTGGTTATATTGCACAACTAGCAGGATATGCCAAAGCATCTGGTAAACAAGTCGGTGGCTGGTGGGTTGTAAACAAAGCCAACGGTGACTTCAAATACGTTCCAGCCAAATGGATGGACGTGGATAAGGAAATAGAAAAGGTTGAAGAGACAGTTGCAAAACTGAAAGAGAACAAGTTTGAAAGATGCTTTGAGCCTGAAGAAGAAACATGGTACAAAGAAAAGACTGGTAATCTTGTTCTAAATAAGAATTGCACATTCTGTTCATATCGCTTTGACTGCTGGCCTGAAATGAAGGAATTACCAGCCGTTAAGTCAAAAGCTAAAGAGCCTAAGTTAGTTCCTTATGTTAAACTAGCAGAGGAGTATAAAAATGGATGAACTATTAGAAGAAATTAAACAAGCTGAAGAACATCTAAATGAATTGAAAAAACAGTATCGTGAGCAACGTACTGCAGGATTACGAGCAGCTATTGAAGCACGTAACGAAGCAGATGCTATGATACGTGAAGAGATGAAGTCATTAGGATATTCATCGCCCTCAATTCTTTGGAGAAACTTCAAGTAGTATTATGCCACCTAACTTCAAACAGTTTAGAGCAGCACGTAAGTATGGGTATCGGTCAGGTTTAGAAGTCAAAATCTCTGACTATCTTAAAGAACTAAAGGTTGACTTTGGTTATGAATGCCTTAAGATAGAATGGGAAGACTTAGCCTACCGAACCTATACACCAGATTTTGTGCTTCCAAATGGAATTATAATTGAGACTAAGGGAATGTTCACTGCCGCAGATAGGCGCAAACATCTAGCCATCAAACGGCAACATCCTAATCTTGATATACGATTTGTCTTTGAAAACAGCAGACGTAAGCTACGTAAAGGTGCTAAGTCTACATACGGTGAATGGTGTGAGAAGTATGGCTTCAGATGCTATGACCGTATCATACCCGAAGACTGGCTGAAAGAGAAAGGCAAGAACAGACATCCTGCATTCATAAAGTTTGTCGGACAGAAAGTAAAAAGGAGCAAGTAACATGTCAGAATTAGAATACGATAGTAT